TTTGCCGTCTGCTCCTGGTTTGCCGCTTCCCGTGGGGACTGGGTTTGTCTTTGGTGCGGCAGGGCTGCCCGGTGTGAGGTCAGGGCGCGGGGTTGTGTTAACTGATGCCGTAGTTTTGCCGTTGCTGTCTCGTCCGAATGTGATTTGGATTTGTACGGGTTTACTGTCAGAACCTGTTACGGGACCGAGGGTAACTACCGTACCAGGGGCGACTTGGACGCCTTCGCTGTAACCGGGTCTGCCTGTTCCTTCGACAAAAGGTGTGGGGTTACTGTCAATTTTTGGCGTTGCTATTTCTAAGAATTTTTGCGGGGTTAAAAGCTCTCTTTGATTCATTTTTAAAGCAAAACTAATTACAGTTCTTACATCACTACCATTCTTAACATCACAATTACCGCCGTTCCAATTAAAATAACACTTATCAAAAATAAACTTATTCCAATCTAAAACACTTCCAAGCTCTACCAATCTTTTTTGCTTAACTTTCCAATATGGACGGGCAAGCCTTTCCATTTGGGCTTCCATAAGGAATTTTATTTCTTCTTGCTTTTTTGGATCGTCTGTCGATTGATGTCTGGTTATCGAGGAATCGACACCGTAACAATCAACATAATACGTTCTACCGTTATCATCTCTTTCCCAAATACAACTTCTTGCTGCCCAGTCCTTATAAAATTCTTCTTTGCTTTCGTCGTAATGGTAGCCTTGGCTTTCGAGGTCGCCTTTGACGGCTTGATAGGCTTCGTAGGCAAAATATGCAGCTGTACCCCAACCACTTAAACGTGTTCCTAATGCCGCGCCTCTTTTTACCAGACCAAATGCGCCTGATAGGACGCTTTGGCGGGAGACTGTATTCAATACCTGAACTGGTACTTTTGATTTTGAAACTGCTCCCGAAGCTGCATGGCGTACGGCTAGGCTTTTATCAAAATGGGGCGAATACTCGTGATAAAACATCGGTCCTTTACCACTTATATACTTCCAAGGTCGAATACCATTTCTATTGTAATCGCCCGCAACAACCCTCATTCGTCCATTTGTTTCAACTACAATTTCAGCTTCTGCAAAAGCAAAATTACAACCTAAAAGTATAACGACCGTAATAAACAACCGTTGTAATATCCTCATCATAATGTTCAGACCATCCGAATCCGTCTTCTGTAAAATCCACCTTCAGAATTGAATGGTCTTCAAAAAATACAATTACTTCATTTAAGTAACTTCTGTTCAAATAATATTGCATTGCATTTTTCGCAATCTCAATAAAATTATGAAACGGATACAAATTTTTCAAATTGAATAATTCAGTCATAAACACATGACACAATTTTTCATTTGTAAAATCTGGATTTGTATCTTTTTTGAATCTCAATTCATCTTCCGAAATATAAAACATAATCCTAACTTTCGTAACGGTTACAGAAAGTCGGGATTATACCCTTTTTGAATATCAAAAAAATATCAGCGATGCCAAACAGACCGCGCCGAATCCGTATAAAAACCAAAAATCAATCATCTCCACCCCCTTGATTCTCCGTAACCGATTCAATCAACCGTTTTATCATCCTGATACCGAATACGATTACCAATAAGACTATGAACGGCGCGCCGACCAATACGCCGAATTGTATTTGTTCGGCTATGTCGCATTGCGGAAAGCTCAAATTGATTTTCTGCTCGTTCAAATACCAGTCTTTACCGTTTTTGTAAGGGCGTACAACTTTGCCATCCGCCGTTACGGTAGGTAGGACTTGAGACAATACATAATCATGCGCTTCTTCCGTTGTAGAAAAGCATTGCAATCCGACGCGATACCCCATGTCCTACCCTTTCAGTTATTTAGCCGTTTTAACCATGCTGAAGGCCATGCGGAAGCCTTGCATCAACACGATAACCGAAAGAACGGCAGCACCGATTGCGGATACCATTACGGCAAATTTTGCAATCTCGGTAGCAGCGGTCGTTCCAATACCGGACAAATCGACGCCATCGGCAGCGGCCAAAGCGGAAGCGGTTGTCAGGGCTGTTGCAGCAATAACTTTATTGCCATATTTTTTTGCTACGTTTAAGAGTTTCATAGCGTTTTCCTTTCAATAAGGGTTAATAAAAAAGTGATGCGGGTGTTTTGAGACTTACCGCAAGTCTTTTAACCGTACAGGTACCAAACCGATACAATTAAAACCAGTAGGAAAAAAACCAACCCGCCCAAACTTAATTTAAATGAGAGGGGCAATTTCTGATTCATTTTTAATCCTTTAATTGCGGGCTTTGTGAAGGTTTTAGAGACCGCCCGCCGAGCCTCTTAAACTTAGTCTTCTTTTTCGTAAAATCCGAAAATTACAAATTCCCCGCCTATCTCTTCCAATGCCGAGCTGAATGCGTCTTCATAGCTTTCATACTTACCGGCTGATTTGATGTTCGGCGTAAAGCCAATATCGCCAAACGGATCGGGATAGATGAATTCGTGATTTTCTAATTCCTGTACGATAAATTTCTGTTGGTATCTGCTCATGATTCAGCCTTTCTTAGGCTTTAGGTGCTGCGCCCTTAACTTGGAAATCCAACAATTTCGGCACTAAGCCTTTGCCTGTTGATTCCATCGCAACGGTTACATCAACCGCACAGGGGAATTTAAGGTTTTTCAATTTTTCAAAATTATGGCTGTCACCAAACTTCATGCTTGCCGCGGTAAATCCCACGGCATTGCCGTTTGACGGCATGGGGCTGGCTACCAAGACGGTGCATGAATCGATTTTGTTACCGTCGATTTCGCCTTTGAATTGTTTTGCGCCCAACAAAGTGGCTGGATATGTGGTTACTTGGCTTGTTTCAAACATTTTTCAATTTCCTTCAGTTGTTTAAAAAATCGGATATTTGACGTTCCTCGTACTCAATATCCTTGATGTGTTGCCTTTCCCTGTCTTGGGGGTATGCTGTTTCTTTCTCTTGATTCAAATCATCAAACAGTATTTCAATGTTCAATGCGTTAATGGCTTTCTGTTCCTCGTGGATATACTGGAATTTCTGCGTTTGGTTTCTACAATCGTATTGCTCAGGCTGTAAACCTTTTGGATAACCTTCAACGCCTTTCACCAGCTCATCAACTATCCTGCTATCGTCCCACCCTATATCGCGGAGGAAGTTGACCATCTTGCCGACCTGATTCCTTGCATGGAAAAGCTTATGGTCGAATGTCAAATTAACGGTTTCTACTTTTGCTTCCATCCGCTTGGCTTCGGTTTTAAAAATCGCCTTGCAAATCGGATATGCACCGCCGAGATAAGAACCGGGATAAAGCAGCATATCCAATGGGATTTCTATATCCCCCGCCCTGAATTCGGTTTCAAACCTGACCCAAGGACTGTCAACATCTCCGAACTGTCTGCCTTTCTCGTAAACGCGGGTAAATTTTGAGTTTCCGCGCTTGCCGATGTAAAAGGTTTTTCCGCTGCCGTCTTCATTGCGCCATGCCGTGCCTCGACATTCGCTTTTTGGCCGCATATTGTGTACGTCGTAATGACCGTTATCGTGGTCTAGCATTGCCTGATCGGGTGTGTACTCGCCGTTGAAAAAATCATGGGCTACATCGACACGGGTTATTTTCGGGCGGACGCATTTACTTAAGAATTCATGTAGGCGGTTTTCCCAACCGGGTAATGCCGCCATGCAGCCTGTTCCGTTCAATTCGACCAACATCGTTTCTCGCTGGCCGCCATAGTGAACCTTTCCATATTCAACGTTATCTGGTCCGAGTTGGTAACAGCTTTTATAGAAAAACTTTCCTTTGAACGGTAATTTTTGGGTAATGCCAAATCCCAAGATTTCTTCAAGCAACTCGCTATACTGGACAACGAATTCCGTATCTGAAACCAATCCTTTTCCTGTTACTTTCGGCAAAGAATCTTCGTGTATCGTGAAAGTGATTTGGTCTATGAACGCTCCGTCATCCCTGCCACGCCTTAACGGTATTTCTATAAATCTGCCTTTGCCGTCCGATACAAAATGGCTGAAATATTCGAATTGGAATTCTTGGTTTTCTGTTTTTTCCGCACCCTTCGGATTTGGGGTTTTGTTTTGTTCCCCCCCTATTAGCCTAGGGGGGCAGCCTTCGGCGGTTGCCGCAGCCCCGCCGTCCG